ATGTGGAACTCGCTACACCGTCGCCCCTGCTCGGAGTTTATTGCGATTGATGATGTGTACCTGCCGTTTGCGGCAACCAACTTCTACACCGCCGAGCGCAAAACGCACGTGCAGTACGTGACCAAGTTCGAGTACCAGCGCCGGGTCAAGTCGGGCATGTACCGTGACGTAGATCTGGGAGCGCCGGACGACCCCGAGTACAGCAAGGCGTCACAAGCTAACGACAAGATTGAAGGGCGCAAAGACCTCAGCTACAACGAGGACGGACTGCGCACTATTTTTGAAGTGTACACGTACCTCGACTTTGGCGATGGCCCCGAGCCGTACATCCTGAGCATTGACAAGTCTACCGAGATGGGCCTGGGGCTGTACCGCAACTGGGAGCAAGACGACGAGCGCCAGCTGGAACTTGACTGGATTGTGGAGTTCCCGTTTGTACCGTGGCGAGGCGCGTATCCCATAGGACTCACGCACATGATTGGCGGGCTGAGCGGAGCGGCCACGGGCGCACTACGCGCCCTGCTGGACTCAGCACACATTCAGAACGTACCCACGCTGCTCAAGCTCAAGGGTGGCCCCGGCGGGCAGACCCTGAACGTACAGCCGACTGAAGTGAGCGAGCTAGAAGGTGGCGCGCTGATAGACGACGTGCGCAAGCTGGCGATGCCGATGCCGTTCAACCCGCCCAGCCCAACGCTGTTTCAACTCTTGGGCTTCCTGGTAGACGCAGGCAAGGGCGTGGTGCAAACCTCGTTTGAAAAGCTGTCTGACCAGAACTCCAACCAGCCGGTGGGCACAACTATGGCCCTGATTGAGCAGGGTATGGTGGTGTTTAGCTCAATTCACAGCCGGTTGCATGGCTCGATGGCGCGGTGCTTCAAAATTCTGCACCGCATCAACAGTGCGTACCTGACCGTTGAAGACATCGAAGCCCAAGCCGCCGGTATTGAGATTGATCCGTCCGACTTTGACGGTCCAATGGACGTGATTCCGGTCAGCGACCCCGCAATTTTCAGCGAGACGCAGCGTTTTGCACAAACCCAAGCCATAATGCAGCGCGCCCAGGCAATGCCGCAGATGTACGATGCGCGCAAAGTGGAAGAGATGTTCCTGCGCAATATGAAAGTCCCTGCGAATGACGTTTTGCAGCCGCTACCCGGCAGCGAAGACATGGATCCGGTCAGCGAGAACGTGGCAGCGGCCATGGGACGCCCGATTTACGTGCTTCCGTCGCAAGACCACCTGGCACACATAATGACGCACGTTTCGTTCCTCAAGTCGCCGCTGTTTGGGTCTAATCCGGCAATAGTGAAGACTTTCTTGTACCCCATCGCCACCCACCTGCGCGACCACCTGCTCAACTACTACCTGGTCGAATCCCACGACGCGGTTTCTAAAGCGCAGCGCGGGGAGTTGATACAGGAGGAAGCGCAAGAACAGGTCAAGGTTATCCTGCAAGTGCAGCAGTTCATCGAGCAACAGCTAGGCAACTTTGCTCAAGAGCTGGCCCAGCTGGATGAGGCCGCGCAGCAGTTCAAGCCGCAGCCGCAGATGCCGCCTGATAAGACTATGGAAGTTGCGCAGCTCAACGCGCAGGTACAGGGCCAAGCAATGCAGCAGCGTATGCAAGTTGACCAAGCTAAACTGCAGAACGACCAGCAGAAGATGCAATCACAGCAGCAACTTGAAGCCGCTAAACTGGCCGCTAAGCAGGAAGAGTTCAACGCACGCATGCAAACCGAGCAAATGAAGCAAGCGGGCGAAGACCAACGCCTTGCAGCTGAGCTGGCCGCTAGGGAACGCATGAACATGGCTGACAACGACACCGCTAAGCTCTTAGCCGCAGCTGAAATGGCTACGGGTGAGAAGGTCGCAGTGAGCACAGGTACAGGCATTAACCCCAACCCCTAAACCCTTGAGGATATACCGATGAAAAGCAAACCAAAAGCAACCCCAGCTTCAATGAAAGGCACAGCTTCAATGAAAGGCACAGTTTCAATGGCCGGAGGCGATGTTAAGCAGAAGCACCGCATGGCGGCGGGTGAGAAGGTCACCGGCCAGACCCTACCCTCTGCGCCTAAGTACCCTAAGACACCCGCGTGAACTTAGAGACTAAACTACTGAACCGCCTCAAGGCCGAGCAGCAAAGGTTTGCTGTAGAAGCCTTGAAGCGTCCCCAGAACCGCGATGCTTTTGAGTACGGGTATCGTGTTGGAATGGTTGCTGGCTATGAAGCGGCAGTTGACGTACTTATAAAACTCATAGATGAGGAACACCATGGCGACAATGACATATGAGGACGCACTTGCAGAGGCTTTTCCCGCTGTAGAAGTAGGGATTCAACCCTTTGGTAGCCGCGTTCTGATTCAGATCCGCACAGCTAAAAAGAAGTCTACAGGGGGTATTATTTTAAACACCGACACTGTTGACACAGAGAAGTGGAATACCCAAATTGGCAAGGTGGTATCACTAGGACCGCTAGCCTTTAAGAACCGCAACGACATGACCACATGGCCGGAAGGCGAGTGGTGTACTGCAGGTGAGTTTGTCCGCGTAGCCAAGTACGGTGGCGACCGCTGGGAGATTAAAATTCCCGGCAAAGACGAGTCAGCAATGTTTGTTATTTTTAACGATCTTGACATCATCGGGCGAGTTACAGGCGACCCGCTAACTGTCAAGGCATTCATCTGAAAAAAGGAGATGGTGTATGGCCGAAGTAATGAAGGAAAACGACGAGCGTGACGAAGAGCTAGTTATTGTTGAAGATAAAAACAAGCTGTCCAAGGTCGAAGACGACCAGGATGACCAAGACGACCAAGACGACCAAGATGATGACCGCACTAAGTCCTCAGCCGAAAATGAAGACGACGGCAATGATGACGAGCGGGAAGCAATCCGAGAGCGTCGCCGTAAAGAAAAAATAGAGCGTAAAGACCGCCGAGACACCGCTATTAAGCGCGACAAGCTGGAACTAGACTTCCTGCGTAAGCGCAACGATGACCTTGAGCGCCGAGTATCGGCTCAAGAACAACGTGCCCACCAAGTAGACCTTGGAAGCTATGACGCTTATATTTCCCAAGCGGCTAAAGAAACAGAGATGGCAGAGCGGGTAATAGCCAAAGCGGTAGAGGCCGGCAACGGGGCTGACGTAACCCAGGCTATGCGTTATCGTGACCAAGCGATGCAGAAAATGCAGAAACTACAGTACGATAAACAAATGGCTGCTCAAAAGCGCCCCCAGCCAGCTGGTCAAACCGTTGACGAGATGACACTGCACCATGCTAAGCAGTTCATGGCTGATAACCCGTGGTACGACTCTCAGGGGCGCGACGAAGACTCAGCGATAGTGATTGCGATAGACCAATCGCTGTCCAAAGACGGGTACAACCCGCAGTCGGAAGAGTACTGGACTGAGCTGAGAAAAAGAACCGCACGCCGGTTACCCGAAAAGTTTAAAGATAAAACCTCCTCTCGCGAAGAACGCGTAGTGCGGGGTGGCCCTGCGGTGGGTTCTGGCCGTGAGCATGCCCCGGCAAGCACCCGTAGAGAGATTTACGTTAGCCCCGAGCGCAAACAGGCTTTGATTGATGCGGGGGTGTGGGACGACCCCGTGCTGCGCATGAAGTACGTCAAGCGTTACGCTGAGTACGACCGCACCAACAAGGCGTGAGTGAAATGATTCACTTGCCTTTTCAAAAAATTTACACTAAACTTGTTTCAATCGCTGAAAAAGGAGCGACGTTATGACAGACGAAAGATTAAAGAAATCCGCTGGGGACAACCGTGAAGACCGCACGATGACAGATCGTGCAGTTAGCCAAAATCGCGAAGTTACCGATGACGAGCGGGTTGAAATGTTCCGTCAACAGTTTTTTCAGTCTAGTCTACCGGACTTACCAAAGCTCCCCGGCTGGCATCCGTGCTGGCTGACCACGACTAACCCGCGTGATTCGATCCATATGCGCATCCGACTAGGCTACGAGCCTATCAAGCCAGGAGATGTTCCGGGCTGGGAATACGCAACCCTTAAGACGGGTGATTGGGCCGGACTCATTGGGGTGAATGAGATGCTTGCTTTTAAGCTGCCAATGTCTCTGTACGAAAAGTACATGAAGGAAGCTCATCACGATGCTCCTTTAAGAGAAGAAGAGAAACTCACCGATACGGCTGAGTTCCTTGAGCAGCAAGCCCGAGTGTCTAAGTCGCGGATTGACATGGGAGACGGTAATAGGGAGATAGGGCAAAACCGGGAAGCTCGCTTTGATCTTTCCTGACCGAATCTTTCAACCAACCATTAGGAGTCACTATGTCCGCTACTAGCGCACCATATGGTTTTCGGCCTTCGTTCCACAACAGTGGACAAATGCGTCCGAAAGCCTACACAATTACCACAGGTTATGCTGCGTCAATTTTTTCCGGGGATCCCGTTAAGCTAACAAGCAGCGGAACAATCCAACTCGGCTCATCTGACGGTACACGTACCGGCACCACAGACGGCATTACCCTGCTGGGTATTTTTGCTGGCGTTGAGTACAACGACGCAACTGGCAAACCTACTATTTCCCCGTTTTGGCCAGCGTCTACTACCGGCACAGAAATTGTTGCCTACGTGTACGATGATCCCGAAACGCTGTACGACGTACAGTACGCAAACCCAGGCACCCCTGGCACCACATCGGTACAAGTCGATGTTGGCGCTCAGGCAGACTGGCGTGTAGCTTCTCCCGGCGGCTCTACTTCCACCGGCATCAGCAGCACGTACCTAACCGCGCTTGTAGCTACTTCTGGTCAATTCCAGATCACTGGCTCTGCGTACCTTATCACCGACTCTTTAACCGATGCCTATGTAAGCATGACCGTTCGCTTGAACGAAGCTGCATACAAAGCACCTGTTAACGCCATTTAAGGGGGACTGAAACATGGCTACTCCAATGAGAAGTACGGACTTCAGATCCATCGTTGAGCCAATTCTCAACGAAGTGTTTGATGGCGTTTACACCCAGCGTGCTGACGAGTGGAAGCAAGTCTTCACCGAACAGAAAGGCATTCCGCGCAACTACCACGAAGAACCCGTTCTTTACGGTTTTGGCGCAGCGCCTGAGCTGCCCGACGGCATGGCTGTAAGCTACCAGTCCGGTGGCGTACTGTTCCTGCAGCGTTACCTCTACAAAGTCTACGGCCTGGCATTCAGCCTGACCAAAGTCCTCGTAGAAGACGGCGACCATATTCGCATCGGCCAGACCTACGCCAAGCACTTGGCTCAGTCTCTGATAGAGACGAAAGAGACGCTTTCGGCTAACATCCTGAACCGTGCGTTTAACAGCGCGTATGTTGGTGGTGACGGCGTATCGCTGGTCAGCACTGCGCATCCGATTGTTAGCGGCACGTTCAGCAACCAGCTGAGCACAGCGGCTAACCTGTCGCAAACCTCGCTCGAGCAGATCCTCATCCAGATACGCAACGCTGTTGACAACAACGGTAAGCGTATCCGCTTGACACCTAAGAAGATCGTTTCTGGTCCTTCTAACGTGTTCCAAGCTGAAGTTCTGCTGAAGAGCGTGTTGCGTACTGGCACTGCTGACAACGACATCAACCCAGTTAAGTCCATGGGTTTGCTGGCTGAAGGTCAAGCTAACCTGTCACGTATCACCTCGTCCACCGCATGGTGGGTGCAGACTGATGCGCCTGAAGGTTTGAAGCTGATGATGCGTCGCGGATTGGAAAAGTCTATGGAAGGCGACTTCGAGACTGACTCCATGCGTTACAAGGCAACCGAGCGTTACACTGTGGGTTGGACTGACCCGCGTGGCGTGTTTGGTACAGCTGGCGTTTAAGTAATAAAAAGAGGGGGGCTTCGGCTCCCCTCTTTGTTTTTCCGGGATAACCCGCGTATCTGACAGCCCCGGCTGACGTCATGCAGACAGATACCCACTTAACTCGCATGAGAGGAATTTAAAATGGCTTCGACTACTTTTTCCGGCCCCGTTACGTCAACCAATGGTTTTATCGGTGCCCTAACCGGCAATGTAACCGGCAATGTAACCGGCAATGTAACAGGCAACATCGCAGGTTCAGGCAGCATCACTCACGCTACCACCGCCGCAATTAACGCCACAGCAACGGCAACCGCCGCGCAGGTAGCAACCGGCTACATCACTTCTACCTCTGCCGCAGCAACCGCCATCACTCTGCCTACAGGCACGTTGTTGGGCGCAGCTCTTGGTGCGGTTCGAGGCACAGTTTTTGACCTCTACGTTGACAACACTGCAGGTGCAAACACGGTGACTATTGCTGTTGCGGTTAACGGTATTTTGTCTGGTGCAGCAGCTGATACTCCAGGCAGCTTTGGTGACTTGACAGTTCCTAGCGGTGTAACAGGTCTTGGTCGTTTCACGCTCATGTTCTCAAGCGCAACGGCTTACGTGTTCACACGTACTGCTTGAATATTTACCGGAGGGTACGCCCTCCGGTTTTTAAACCAACGCTGGGGAGATAACCATGGCTGATGCAGTAGCTTCGCAAACGATCCTTGACGGTGAACGGTTGTTCATCGGCAAATTTACAAACATTTCTGACGGCACGGGTGAATCCGCTGTTGTCAAAATCGATGTCTCTACGCTGGCGGTTAACTCATTCGGGTTGGCTTGCAACGGCGTAAAAATAAATAAAATTTACGGAACAACCCACGGCATGGAAGTGCGCATCCTTTGGGACGCTACCACTGACGTGTTTGCCTGGCAGATTCCGCAAAACTCAAATTACTTAATGGATCTTTCATCTTTTGGTGGCATCCCAAACAACGCCGGTGCGGGTAGTACGGGTGACGTGCTGTTTACAACCGCTGACGCTAGTTCTGGCGATATGTACAGCATCGTGCTTGAATGCCTAAAAACCTACGCTAGCGCGTGAGGAATTATGAGTAAAACACTGAAGTACGTTGCTGAGTTTTCATTTCCTTCCGACGGCAAGCCCCGCGTCAAGGGTTACGCCCGTGGTGGCGCTGCTACAAAGAGAATGGCAGACTGTGGGGGTGACGTTAAAAAGTCCCACGGCGGGGAAGTTTTTAAGCCTAAAAAGAAGTGACTTTTAATTCTAGCCGTTTCACGCTATAATTTGTCAAACGAGGTGTGCTGCAGCAGCTACCAACTGACTACAACTTGGGGTTAGTATGGCCTATTCTGGTGCAGTGAGCACAACGACGTTTAACGCGCTGAAGGTGGTAGACCACGCCTTCCGGCGCTGTCGTTTGCCTGCGCAAGCTATTACAGCCGAAATGCAAACCTATGCGCTTGAGTCTCTGTACCTCTTTTTATCAGAGCTGGCCAGCGTTAAAACCCCTAGCTGGTGTATTGAAAAAATGGTTCTCCCGATGTATGAGAACCAACCTATTGTTACCCTGCCCAACGGCACGGTCGAAGTCCTCAACCTAAACTACCGCACCCTTCAAGTAGTAACCGGCGCAACCACAACCGCTGCGATGTCATACACCGTGAACTTTACTACTCAGACTACCGTAGATACGGTGGGCGTAGAGTGGTCTGGCGTGTCAACTCCGCTGACTTTTCAGGTGAGCACTAACGGCACGGTGTGGGTGACGGTGGGAACCTCTTCAACTGCCGCAGTTGCCGGCGAGATTGTGTGGACAGATATTTCCGGAGCACTGGCTTACCAGTACTTTAGGATTACCTCCACGTCTACTTTCAACTACACTACGGTGACCCTGGGCAACATGCCCCAAGAGATCCCACTTGGACAGTTGAACCGAGACAGCTACGTCAACCAGAGCAACAAAGTGTTCCCCGGAAGACCCAGCAGCTACTACTTTCAGCGTGACCTTCCGCAACCTGTGGTGAACCTGTGGCCTGCGCCGTTCTCGGCAGCTGAGCAGGCTCAGTTAGTGCTCTGGCGGCATCGTCAGATTATGGACACCGAAAACCTCAGGCAAGATGTAGAAGTTCCGCAGCGTTGGTTAAATGCGATTGTTGACGGCTTGGCGGCTAAGGTTGCTGCCGAAACTCCCCAGGTCGATATCCAGCTAGCGATGATGCTTGAGCCAAAAGCGGGCATGAGCTTGCAGCGCGCATGGGACGGGGATAACGATGGGTCACCGATTCAGATTAATCCAGGTATAGGGTGTTACACAGCATGAGCGCATTTCTTGACCCGAGTGGACAACCGACGTATGGCATCGCCATATGCGGGCGTTGCTCGCGTAAAATGTTTCTTTCAGCGCTGTCTCCCGATCCAAACTACCCCGGCTTGATGGTGTGCCAGGAAGATAGAGACCAGTACGATCCGTACCGCCTTGCGCCGCGTCGTCCTGATCAAATCGTTTTGCCGTTCAATCGTCCGGACACCCCAGTTAACACGCACCCCGCTGGCCTAATCCAAGAAGCAGGCGACGAATTCATTATCACCGAAGACGGCGATAGTTACCTGGAGATTTGATAATGTCTAATGTTCCAAGTAATTTAATACCTACACGAATAACACAGCTACCTGTTGCGCCGGTGGCCGACGAAGACTCGTTGATGATGATCGTGTACGAGGGCAACACCTACCAGATCCGCGTGGGTGATTTGCTAGCTGTGGCAGGGGTTCCTACCAACCGTCAGGTAATTGCCGGCACGGGGCTGACCGGTGGTGGCCAGTTGACCGCGAACGTGACGCTGAGCGTGGCTAACGGCGGGGTCGGCACTACGCAGCTTGCGGCTTCGGGTGTAACGCCTGGAACCTACGGCACAGCGACCAACATTCCCGTTTTTACGGTTGACGCCACTGGGCGCGTAATGTCGGCAACTACTATCCCTGCGACAACTTCCGGCTATGTGCCCGTGGCTACGCAAGTTATTGCCGGTACAGGACTGAGCGGCGGTGGCCCGCTAAACGCTAACGTAACACTGAACGCGAACCTATCGAGCGCGTTGCCGCTGGTAGGGAGCAACTCGGGTGTTGCCGGGGTTTCTACCAATATTTCACGCGCTGACCACCAGCACCCTGCTATAGATTTGACGTTGGACGCGCAGGTTGACGGCATCCTGACGCTTGACCACGGCGGCACAGCACGCAGCCTGGTAATGGCGGCTGGGGCAATAATGTGGTCTGGCGCTGACGGGTTGTATGTTGGTCCTGTTGGTCTTGCTGGCCAGGTGCTGGTCTCTGGTGGTGCAGGAGCACCAACGTGGGGTTCCGCGCTGCTCGTTGTTGACCAAGCAGCAAATGTTGTTTATGCAGGCCCAGCCGCAGGAGCCGCCGCACCTACAGCCTTTAGAGCTTTGGTGAATGCAGACCTTCCGGCTTCAGGCGTAACCGCCAACACTTACGGTTCATCCAGTGCAATTCCTGTATTGACGGTCAACGCTAAGGGCGTGGTCACAAGCGCCACTACTGCCAGCTTCACCGGCGGGCTGTCGTACCAAGGCTCTTGGAATGCCTCGACCAACACACCTACACTGACTTCTAGTGTTGGTGTGAACGGCTATTACTATATTGTCTCCGTCTCTGGATCTACCAATCTAAACGGTATTACAGACTGGTTAGTAGGCGACTGGGCTATATTCAACGGCACCGTTTGGCAGAAGATCGACCAGACTAACCTGGTCAGTTCTGTTAACGGTCAGGTTGGTGTGGTCAGTATTGCTTACGCAGACTTGGCTGGCGCGATACCCACGTGGAACCAAGACACCACAGGCACGGCGGCTAAAACCAATGCACTGAACTCGGCCACCACGGTGGTGAATGTTTCTTCCTCGTCCGCGCCAACCAATGGGCAGGTGTTAACGGCGACTAGTGGCACGGCGGCGACTTGGCAAACGCCAGCTCCTGGCGGCGTTACCAGCGTTGCCCAGACCTTTACCGGCGGTATTGTCTCGGTGGCTGGTTCGCCAATTACCTCAACCGGCACCCTGGCTCTTACCGTTGCGGGAACTTCCGGCGGCGTACCTTACTTTAGTTCTGCGTCAACTTGGGCTACCTCGGCGGCACTAACCGCTAACGCGCTGGTAATTGGTGGCGGCGCAGGTGTGGCTCCTGCCACAATAACGACCGGCACAGGGGTTGTTACTGCACTGGGCGTTAACACCGGATCTGCCGGGGCGCTGGTTGTTAACGGCGGGGCGCTTGGAACGCCTTCTAGCGGCACTTTGACCAACGCAACGGGGCTACCCCTCGCCACTGGTGTGACCGGCACCCTGCCGATTGCTAACGGCGGCACCAACACCACGGCAACGGCTACTGCTGGTGGCGCGGTTTACGGAACAGGCACCGCTTATGCGTTCACTACGGCAGGCACTGCCGGACAGGTGCTGTTGTCTGCTGGGGCGGGTGCTCCTGCGTGGGGCAACATGGACGGGGGCACATTCTGATGATTGAAAAATTAATCGAGCGTTTGTTCCACGCCAGAAATGCGGCGCATATCGCGCACTGGAAGACAAAGTCGTATGCTGAGCACAAAGCACTGGGGCATTATTACGAAGACGTGATAGAGCAGCTGGACAGCTTGATTGAGGCGTATCAGGGTACTTTTGGGATTATCGGGGCGGTTGAGGGGCAGGAGAAGAGTATCTCCAAAACCATCAACGACGATATAATCTGGCTTAACGAACACCGTAGCAAATTGTGTAAGGGTGTTCCGGCTCTTGAGAACATCGTTGATGAACTCACCGCGACACATATGAAGACCTTATACAAAATTGAAAACTTGAGGTAACAAACATGGCGCAATCAGGTTACACCCCAATTCAACTTTATCGCACGACCACTGCGGCGGCTGTCCCTTTGGCGGCAGACCTGGCGGCTGGTGAGTTGGCTCTAAATACTACTGACATGAAGTTGTATTGCGAAAATGCGGCGGGTACGGTTACCCTGCTGGCTGCGAGTGTCACCCCGGTGGCAAATGGGGGTACGGGGATAACCTCTGCTGGTACTGCCGGCAACGTGCTGACGAGTAACGGAACATCCTGGGCTTCCACTGCACCGGCAGCAGGTGGCATAGTCTACACCACCACAAAAACAACTACCTATACTGCCGTTAAAAACGACGGTGTTCTGACCAACACCACTGCGGGCGCATTCACGGTTACGCTTCCAGCCACTCCTGCGAACGGAGATCAGGTTATTGTCGCTGATGCGGGCGGAACTTGGGGAACAAACAATCTAACGGTTGGGCGTAACGGCAATAATATTGCGGATGTAGCGCAGGACTTGGTTTGTGATATTAGTGGCGCGTCTGTTCAGTTTGTCTACAACAGTTCTGGAACAGCGACATGGGAAGTCTACGCTCAGATCGGCGGTAACGGCGGCACTGCTGTAACGCTGGACGGGACTCAGACGCTGACCAACAAAACGATCAACTTAACGTCAAACACGCTGGTGGCTACTTCTGCACAAATGGCTGCTGCAGTAACCGATGAAACGGGTTCAGGTGCTCTGGTATTCGCTACAAGCCCTACTCTCGTTACCCCCGCACTCGGTACTCCTGCTTCTGGAAACCTGTCCAACACAACAGCAGACGGCACAAATAAAGTTGGCTACCAGAACATTCCTTTGTCGGGCATTAAAACCTCTACCTACAACCCTGTTATTGGCGATGTGGGTAAGTTTATTGAGCTTGGCACAGGCGGCTCGGTGACAATCAATGCTTCCGTGTTCGGCACTGGAGACGCTTTCAGCATCTTCAATAACACCTCTGCGGCAATAACCTGCACCTGCTCTGCGATCACCACTGTCTACAAAGGCGGCACAGACGCAGACATAAGTACGTTTAGTTTGGCGAGCCGTGGCGTTTGTACCGTTTTGTTCATCACTGCTACCGTGGCTGTTGTGACGGGGAACATCTAATGAGCGGGATAATGCTTAACATAGCGGGAGGTAGTTTTGGTACACCACCGGGGCAGCAAGCATATACGACAGCGGGTACTTACTCTTGGGTTGCGCCTACTGGGGTAACGAGAGTTAGTGTTGTAGCTGTCGGGGGACGAGGCAATAATAGTTCCGCGTATGGGCGTAGTGGCGGCGGCCTTGGCTATAAGAACAACTATACTGTAACTCCGGGCTGCTCGTACAGCGTTCAAGT